TCTGGTTCTGGTTCTGGTTCTGGTTCTGGTTCTGGTTCTGGTTCTGGTTCTGGTTCTGGTTCTGGTTCTGGTTCTGGTTCTGGTTCTGGTTCTGGTTCTGGTTCCGGTTCGGACGTAATTAGGGGCAATACATTTTCTTGAAATTGACCTATTATATTCCCGGGTGGTGCTGTATTCTGAGTTACATCAACAATTCGTGTTTGTGGATTATATGAATAACCCATACCAAATGTAGTACTTTCTTTCCATACCAAACACGTAAAATGTCCGGTTCCTGGAGAATAACCGGGATTATTAAAATTATACAATTTTATTTCATCATACCATAAGTCTATACTCTTCTTTATTAATTCCATCATATTATTACCTTGACCTTGGAAATAAGCTAAGTTCTCTCCATATCTCGCATCATTACTGTGTTGAAATAGATTATTACTCACAAGGTAATATGAATATTCTTGTGAAAATTTTGCGATGGTGTCATCCCATTTTAGTGGCGGAGAATCGTGACGTGCTCTATAAGCATTTATATAGTCTGTAATTTCATTTTGTTGTTGTTGAGTTATGATTGGTTGTTCAATTGACATTTAATATATATTTAATCTACATTATATCATACTAAATAATATTATTTCGATATTTATTGTTACCATTTATGATAAGTGTATATACAATTGTAGAAATCTGAATACAATTTTTACAATTAACTATTTGTAAAAATTGATTTTAACGAATATAATAATCAACCCACAATAATCGAATCAACTATACGAATATGGACCTCGTCCACGATGATGATTATGCAAATTTCTTAGATATAGACGATAATGATATATTTATACGAAAATACTCAGATGATAACATAGCTATATATAATAAACGATTATCACCTTCTCCTGACCTTACAATCATACCCAATTTATATAAACCAAAACATAATTCTCCTACGTATATCCCTATTATATCTTCATATTCAAGTGTTAAAATATTATACTTCTTATTTATAATGGTAATAATATACGTTATCGTTTATTATCTATTCGGCACCGTTAATGTAATTGTATAGTAGCGTATCTGGATTATGATTATGTATTTCTCCGCATACCAATGATAAACATTCATACATTTGGCGTAAAACATCGTTCGGTGTTATCGAACCAACCTTAATTAAACCATGTTTTATTAGATGTTTTTTTACTTCTTGTATAGGAGTTTGTTTAAGTAGCTGTTTTTGTGTTGAAACACGATTCCGTATTGTTTTGTTTGAAACAAGTACAGAAACCTTAGGCGCTACTTGAGACCTTCCCACTTTATAAGTTCGTCGTAAAGTTTTCCGTCTTTTCATTTGTTTCGGTTTATTATTTGATAAGTTCTTTAATATATCATTCCTTTGTTTTATTTCGCTCATTCGTTTCATACCATCATTTATCTGTTTTTCTATATTACTTGTTTGAGTAGTGTTGTTTGGTTGATTTACTATATTAGATAATGGTTGAGAGGGTATATTATTAACATTTCGTATATTTGAATCCAATTGTATATTACCACCAACTTGAATTGGAGGACGATTACTTTGAGTTTTATTCAAATAATTTCTATATGTTGGTAAACTCCCATTCTTTAAACATCCATACTTAGGTACAATTGTACTATTAATGGGTGTAATCTGACTATAACTTTCAGTAGGACGCGAAGTAGTAGATTCAATCGTCGGATATCTTCTTAATGTGGTATTTTTTGGAACATTATTCTCGTGTTTTTTTACTAATCGTTCCAAATATGCACGAGACGAGTTATCAAATTCAGTATTAAATTTACTAATATTTTCACTATGATTTACTTGTTTTTGGGATAAAGTTTCAGGTTGATGATTATTTGCGTATAATCTTTTATATCTATCTTCTTGTTGTTTTCGAATCATATTTAATAAAGATTGTTTTCTCAATGTTTGTTGTTTTCTATTTACTGGATTTTTTACGCGTATTTTATCCTTGGGATTTTGCTTTGGTTGAGATTTTTTTGTTTTATTATTAGAAAATGAAAATTCATCCATGTTTATAGATAATATTTTCTTATCACTCATATGTATTTCTTTTAGTATAATTACTAATACGAAAAGAAATATCCAGTCACAACTAATATTATTATTTTCCTAAAATAGGGTATATTACACATACAATGACGAAATAAATAAGTTCTCTTTAGTTTCCTTATTTACTAACATAAGAGCTAATCCAGAATCCATATCATTTTTTGTAATTTTTTTACGAATATCCTTGTGTTTACCATATATACGACGACTATGACATATTTTTACATAGGTTAATAATATTTCTACGTCTCTTCCATAGCTTTTAAGATGTTCTTTATTTGTATGAAACCATTTTTCACTTAAAACGTTGTCATCTACAAATTGCCACTCTGTTAATTCTACTTTTTGTTTAAAAATTTGCATCAATTCTTTTGGTGTATATGTATCTATCGAAAAACGCCATATAAATCGTGACTTTAATCCTTGATTTGCTTTAAAAAACGTATTGTTTAATTCATCTTCATATCCCGCAATAATCACCATTAAGTCATCTTTATGGTCGCTAAGTGATTCACATAAAATATCTAAACATTCCTTTGAAAATGAATCATTTTGTTCTCGACTTGCCAATGAATATGCTTCATCAATAAATAAAACACCACCTAAACTTTCATCTATTATTTTCTTTGTCTTGATTGCGGTTTGACCCAAATATCCAGCTATTAAATCATTACGAGTAACTTTATTAAAAATATTCTTTTTTAAAATACCCATTTTAGAATACATAGTCCCGATTATTTTCGCTATTTCAGTTTTACCTGTACCGGGGGGTCCATAAATAACAGTATGTTTATAATCCCCGCCTGAATTATTCTTATGTAAACCCTGTATAAAATATAATAGTTGGTCTAATATGGACTGTTTTAGTTTTGATAACCCTATCATTTCATCTAACATGATTAATTCCTTTTTGATTTTATGTAAAGATTCCAAATCAATATTATATTCCGTATCATCTTTGTATTCATATTTATTCAATAGGTCAATCACATCTTTTATCGTGTTTATTTCAATATCGATTGTTTCTTCTTTAGTTTTTTCGGTAAACTCTTCGGGTATCGTAGTGTAGTCATTTAAAGATATATCTGGCATATTTGGAACAATCTGCTCTATATTTCGAAGCGGTTTCATTGAAAAAAAAGGATTAGTATATGTAAGATTTGTTATAGGGGTATAATCACAGTTTATTCTCGGAACATTCTTTATATTTGTATTGTTGTAATTATTTCGTATAAACCGTCGCAATACTTCATATTCCCCTGTAACAATGCTTTCATTCGTCGAATAATTATCAAGGAAGTTTATAAAAGTTGTATATTTATTCTCAGTCATTTACATAATATAAATTCAAACATCTATATTCTTTCTAAAAAATTGAATTAGCAACAAGTAAATTAATCTATGTAATTTCAGTAACAATGAAGTACGATTGTAAATCAACCATATCTTCAAATAACCCACTATCTATTCCAATCGATAAAATGTCTTCGTCTACTTACTCTGATGAAAGTGACAGTATCAAGGCAATTATTGATGCCGAAACTAAACAAATTGATGACAAAATTAATAAGATGGTCTCCGCAATACGCCCAGATGAAACTATATTATTAGACCATCTTGGAGATTATACAGAAGAACCATATAATCTGATTGAATCATATTTTGACGGAAAACATCTTGAACGTTTAGTTAGACATCAATTAGAATCATATAATAATTTTGTAAATTATCAAATACAAAAAACAATACAAATGTTTAATCCGGTTATCGTCCGTTCCGAAAATGACTACAATGAAAGCAAGGATAAGTATTTTCTTGAAGTATTCATCAATTTTACTAACTTTAAACTTTATCCTCCACAAATTCATGAAAATAATGGGGCTACTAAAACAATGTTACCCCAAGAGGCAAAAATCCGTAATTTTACATATGCGTCAACGATGACAGTTGATATTAATATCAAATATGTAATACGTAATACAGAAAATATGGATACACCTAAGACTGTTGAAAAGACTATTCCAAAGATAAACATTGGTAAATTGCCTATTATGCTTAAGTCTTCAATTTGCGTCCTTACCCAAAATCCTCATATTAGTCATCAACAATCAGGAGAATGTTCTATGGATTGTGGAGGTTACTTTATTATTAAAGGTTCAGAAAAAACCGTATTAGGACAAGAACGAGCTGCGGAAAATAGAATATATTGTTTCGACGGTAAAAATACTACAAAATGGAGTTGGATAGCTGAAATTAAATCAGTACCCGACTTTAAATGTATTTCACCCAAACAAATTGAAATGATGATTGCCAGCAAAAATAATGGGTTTGGTAATGGTATCTATCTATCTATCCCACGTATTAAACAGCCGATTGAATTATTCGCAATATTCCGTGCTTTGGGAGTTATGACAGACAAAGATATTTGTAATCATATATGTCTTGATATAGATGACAAAAACACAAATGATTTATTGCGATTTCTACAGGCATCTGTAATTGACGGCAATAAGTATATGACACAAGAAAGTGCGATGACACATATCACTACATATGCGGCATATACACCATTGAATATGGATAAGGAAACCGGACAACGTAAAAAGCAAGAATTTACAAAGGAAGTATTAGATTCTGATTTGTTTCCCCATTGCAAAACTGTAAAACAGAAATTATATTTACTTGGTTATATGGCACAAAAGCTTATTAAAACCAGTCTTGGTATGTTCAAAGAAGACGACCGCGATTCATATACAAATAAACGTATTGAATTAACTGGAACGTTGTTAAATAATTTATTCAGAAATTACTTCAATAAACTTGTAAAAGAAATGCAAAAGCAAATTGTTCGTGAAATTAATAATGGTTCATGGCGTTCAATGGATGATTATCAGAGTATCATTAATACCACAAATATTTACAAAATTATGAAGTCAACCACAATTGAAAATGGAATCAACCGAGCACTATCTACTGGTGATTTTAGTATTAAACAGTCTAATAGTAGTAAAGTAGGTGTAGCACAAGTATTGAATAGACTTACGTATGTATCAAGTTTAAGTCATTTGCGTAGAATTAATACGCCTCTTGAAAAAAGTGGTGAATTAATTGCCCCCAGAAAATTACATAATACAACGTGGGGATTCCTATGTCCGGCAGAAACTCCAGAAGGTCAATCTATTGGTATTGTTAAGAATATTAGTTATATGGCACATATTACTATACCTACAAGTAGTACATCACTGTATGAATATGTGGAACCACATATAAAATCTGTGAATGATAATAGTCCAAAAGATATGCATGGAAAGGTTAAAGTATTCATTAATGGTTGTTGGGTTGGAATTGCGATTGACCCTATCACATTATACAACGATATGAAAGACAAAAAATACAGAGGAATTATCAATATTTACACATCCATAATATTTAATTATAATACTCTTGAAATTCGTATATGTAATGATAGTGGAAGACTAACACGACCTGTATTAAGAGTAAAAAATAACAGAGCTATGATTACAGCCGAGATTATAGATAAAATCACGTCTAAAGAATTATCGTGGAATGATTTATTGACTAACTGCAAGTTGGATGAATCTGTGATTGAATATATTGACCCTGAAGAACAAAACTTCTCTATGATCGCAATGAAAAGTAAAAACCATTATCTACAGGACACTAACGCATATTTTCAATATACACACTGTGAAATACATCCCAGTACAATCTTCGGAGTATTGGCTTCATGTGTACCTTATCCAGAACATAATCAAGCTCCGAGAAACACATACCAATGCGCAATGGGTAAGCAAGCCATGGGTGTATATGCTACAAACTACGACCAGCGTATGGATAAAACCGCATATGTATTAAACTATCCTACTCGCCCATTAGTCGATACACGCCTCATGAACTTCATCCATCTTAATCAAATTCCATCTGGAACACAGATTCATGTCGCGATTATGACACATACCGGTTATAATCAAGAAGATAGTGTACTTCTTAACAAGGGGTCTCTTGATAGAGGGTTATTCTTGGCTACTATTTACCATACAGAAAAAGATGAAGATAAGAATATTATTCGCGATGAGATTATTCGTTGTCAACCCGACCCTGCGAAAACCAAGGGTATCAAATTTGGAAATTATAGTAAACTAAACGCGAATGGATTTATTCCTGAAAATGAATTAGTTGAAAACCGAGATGTAATTATTGCTAAGACCGTACCAATTAAGGAAAATCGTAATGACCCTATGAAAACAATTAAATATGAAGACCAGAGTAAAACTTTCAGAACCACTGAAGAAACATACATTGATAAAAATTATACCGGACGAAATGGAGATGGTTACAATTTCGCAAAAGTTAGAGTGCGAGCCCTTAGAAAACCGGTTCTTGGTGATAAATTCAGTTCCAGGCACGGACAAAAAGGTACAGTTGGTAATATTATTCCTGAATGCGATATGCCATTCACAAAAGACGGTCACAAACCCGATATTATTATTAATCCACATGCTATTCCATCCAGAATGACTATCGGACAACTAAAAGAAACTTTACTTGGAAAAGTACTATTAGAGCTTGGTATGTTTGGAGATGGCACCAGTTTTGGTAATCTTGACGTAGCCACGATAGCTAAGGAATTACAAAATCTCGGATATGAAAGTTATGGCAATGAACTGTTATATAATGGTCTAACTGGAGAACAGCTCGAAACCAGTATTTATATTGGTCCAGTATTTTATCAGAGACTAAAGCATATGGTTACAGATAAACAACATAGTCGTTCTATAGGTCCTATGGTAAATCTAACAAGACAACCAGCTGAAGGTAGAAGTCGTGATGGTGGATTTAGAATAGGAGAAATGGAAAGAGATGTTATGATAGCACATGGTATTTCTCGTTTCTGTAGAGAAAGAATGTATGATGTTTCTGATAAATATAGCACACATGTTTGTAATAAATGCGGTATGATTGCGGCGTTTAATGATGGAAAGAAAAACAGAATGTATGATACTTCGGACTTTAGCGTACATTCATGTAAAACGTGTGATAATCATTCTGACTTTTCAAAGGTAGATATGCCATACGCATATAAACTAATGTCGCAAGAGTTACAAACTATTAATGTTGTACCAAGACTTATTACCGAATAAACATTTTAATATTTTACAACGAGCAATATATAATAAACATACTTTTTTTACTATACAGATTATCCTAACAAACATAGTATATTAGTTTGGAAAATTAGAACTTACAGTCGTACAATCGCCTTTATCAAAAACCGCACTATATTGAACTTCTGAGGGCATAGTTCTGGATGAGTTACTATATGTAAATACCCAAGATAAAGAGGCTTCAGTAGCACCACTCTTAATACAATCATATATTACCTTTTCAAATTGTGCGTATACACCCCGATTAATAGATAATTCTTGAGGAAATATATTAATAGGTTGATTGCCATAACCACCAAGTCGGTTTGCCATAATATGACCGGCATCACAATTATTTGAACCATCATCTTCCAAAGAACGAGAATATTTTTGAGTACAGTCAGTTGTGTCACTTCCATTGTCAAGAGAATCTACTGTTACAATACCTTCTGCTGATGATATAACTGGAACATCATTTTGTTGAATATATGTATAATGAATAGTTGAACCACCATTTCCCATTACTAAAGTGTTGAGACCAATTACAGGACATTGTACCGTCGTGCATATACAAGAACTTGTATTACTTGATACTGGTAAAATAGAAGACAAAGATATAATACCTATTGCGAACAAAGATATTAATCGAAACATTATACCATATACGTATATATATTTCTATTATTAAACAATATAAATAGAAATTATAATATTATATTATATTATGCATCCGCAAGCAAAAGATTTTACTGTATTTGTAAAACAAATACTACCTAATTTTTTTATAGAAAAGAACGTTTTAGATGTTGGTTCAGGAGATATTAATGGAAATAATCGTTTTTTATTTGAAAATTGTGAATATAGTGGAAATGATGTAATACAAACAAAAAATGTAACGATTGTATCAAAAACAAAAGATTTACCCTTTCAAAATAATACATTTGATACAATTATATCTACCGAATGTTTTGAACATGACCCAGAATATAAAGATTCATTTATCAAAATTTATGATATATTAAAACCAGATGGTTTATTTTGTTTTACATGTGCTTCAACTGGTAGACCAGAACATGGAACAAGAAGAACAAGTCCTAACGATTCTTATGGTACAATTGGTAATTTAGAAGACATGGTAGATTATTATAAAAATCTCACAGAAATAGACTTAAATGAAGTATTACAATTAAATAATTTATTTTCAGTATGGGATACATATTACAATAATCACACAAAAGACCTATATTTTGTGGGAATAAAAAAAGGTAATTCTATATTTACTTCATTAGAAAAATATGTAAATAATGGAGTTGTAATTACTTCATCTAATATCGGCGTTTGAAATGATAAGAAATGTAAACAAATAATAACTTAAACATTATGATTTAATAAACATATCTAACTCTTTTCTTATGGATGAGTACATTCAAAAATTAACAGATATTCATAATGGTCTTTCTTTCTCAGAAAAATCACAACTTAATGATGAACTACCCGAACAACTTATGTCAGTAAAACATATTACTCCTGACAGTATTGTTTTAGAGTTAGGTGGATCAATTGGTCGAAATTCGTGTATAATAAACAGCATATTAGATACCAAAACAAACCATGTTGTTATTGAACCAGGTACGCTTGAATTATCACTGTTACAAAATAACAGAGATTCTAATAATTTTGGATTTTTTATTGAGAATTCAGCTATATCAAATGTTCCATTATATTCATTGGGTTGGTATACATATCTAACTCAGATTCCTGATTCTATAGAAGTAAATACAATTAATTATAATGACCTTCTTGAAAAATATAAACTTACATTTAATACATTAGTTATTGACAATGAAGGACATTTTGTAGGTATGTTAAAGGATTTTCCTACTATTTTAGACGGTATCAAGTTGCTTATCATCGAACACGATTTTAATACGGAAGATGACCTATGTTATTTTAAAAAAACTATGACTCAATCAGGGTTTACTATGAAAGACATGTTTCTTAAGACTGACCGATATGGTCCTGGAATTAACTGGTCTGATGGATTAAACACTGACCCTGTTTTTGTTTCTGTTTGGAAGAAATAATTTGTATTGGGTTTATTTTCGTATAGTTTTGTATCCCCATAATACAAAACTATAAATGTTCGACGATGATGATTTGCCGCGAGTTGAGGATGGAACTAATATTAATGATTCACGGCTTCCTAATGAATTTAACGGTATATCGTTCTCAAACTATAAAAAATTAAAAGTCAGAAATAATTTTATTGAAAATATGATTAAAGGCAAAATAGAACCGGCATGTTATTGGTGTTGTGAATTAATATGTGCCGGTCATTTCATGGACGTTTGGGAAAATATACTTCACTATGCTGGAAAACACTTACATATAGGAAATCCTAAAATCATTATTTATCTTGAAAAACGGTTTCTGTTGTTTCAAGGCATTATTAACGAGGAAAGTATACCAAGTCCACACCATTTAAGAAATCACCCAACAATAAGGAAAATGTTTGCTGAAATTGTGGCTACGCTTACTTTATCTAATAGAAAACATAGTTTTGAACCTATACGAATTAAACGTAAGGAAGAATTTGATATGACACAAATTTCAGATAGATTACACGCACCATCCATGGAATATGCAACTTGCGTTTTTAAACAAAAAGACCCTACCGAACTTTTCATACCTATCAATGAATTTTCATACCATTTATCCAAAGATAAAAAGGATACAATTAATGCTTGTTATTGGATCGAATGGCTTATTGAATTTTCTATTGTGTGCAATAGCAATAAACACCCATGTTTATGTCAATCAAGAGAGGATAATCCAGTTGAATCTAAATATAAAACGAATGTAATATGGATATTATGGGATGTATTATTTCATCATTGCTACGAACTTGGTAATAAATATATTGAAGCTTTATTAAACTCACTACATACTCTGTTTTGTATTAAATATACTACTGGTACCAATAAACGTAGGCGGTATTTACTATATTTTGCGGTTTCTTTATTAACCGAAGAAATACCTAATGATATTGAACTTATGCCAGACAAACCTACGATTATGTCAGTATGTGATAATATTAATCTCGTTTACAAGCAAATTAAGAAGAAAGAACACAAGCCTGTTACAGATTACTTATTCGCAAATATAGAAAAGGAATCATCGATAAACGCATCTATGCAAAAAATGGATTTAGTCAATTCTATGAATATCGCATGAAGTAAATAATATCCATATAATGTAAATGGGTAAGGATACTCTTGGTCTATCGAAGGTTATCGGACAAGGAACATTTGGATGCGTACACAAACCTCAACTGAAATGCAAGGATAAAGAACGAAATGACGAAACAATTGTGTCTAAACTTATGACACGTGAAAACGCAAACCAAGAACTTAGTGAATATGCTTTAATTGACTTTGCAGATGAAAAGAAAGAATATTATTTAGGTATTCCTGACGATTGTAACATTGATAGCAAAAATGCTAATAATCGTACGGCTATCGCTAAATGTAGAGATTTTGAACCTAAACAAGTTGATAATTATAAATTATTATTGATGAAATATGGCGGAAAAGACCTGGATGAATTCGGAAAAGAAGTAAAACAATGGAGTAGAAACCCTGGAAATATCAAAAAAATAGAATTATTTTGGATAGAAGTTAGCCGATTATTTCGGGGTCTGAATGCGTTTAAAAAGAATGGCATCGTTCATCATGATTTAAAACATCCGAATGTTGTTTATAACCAAGGAACTAATCGAATTAATTTTATTGATTTTGGGTTTATGACTGACAAGAACAGCATTATTGATAAATGTAGAAATTCAGATTATTGGCTGGCTCAGAATCATCATTGGTCTTTTCCTATGGAAATTGTACTATGGAATAAGAAAACATACACCCGTTATGCGAATGGGACTGTATCCGAACTCGCAAAAGACGTTTCGTCTGTATCGAAAGAAATATCCGAACAAATTCGGTATTTTTTTGACTGTATCACTGACTTCAAAACTGGGACTGCTGAATATAAAAATATTACCAGTAAAATTATTAAACAGTTTTTTAATTTATCAATGGATCTTGATAAACGAGAATATAATAAATTTCTAAACAAATCAATTGATACTATTGATAGTTATGGAATAGGTATTGCACTAATGTATATGTTAAAACAATCAAAGCATTTATTAGACCGTGATTTTTCAACACGGGCTTTTCTTTTATTTAAAAATATGGTTCATCCTAATGTGTATTCGCGATATGATACGGATGTGTTAATGAATGATTATGAAGACCTACTTAGCGAACAAGGACTTTTAAAAAAACACAATATGAGATTTGATAACCATCGTTTAGTTGAGGGTGCTGAAGTACCTACTGTTCTTGAAAAAACCATCAATCGTATTGTTAAAGATACTGGTAACGTTTCTAAATCCAACTTGAAAACTATTTCCGTAAACGATGAACCTATACGTATTTGTCCTCCTGGAAAAGAATATAAATCTACTACCAAAAGATGTGTGAAAACATGTAAAAACGGTTATATGCGTGATGGCAATTTCAAATGTGTCCGTGATAAAAATAACAAAACCGTTAAAAAATGTCCTCATGGTAAAGAGCTTAATCCTAAAACGAATAAATGTAGAGCTCAATGCAAACCAGGCAAAATACGAAACGACAAAGACAGATGTGTCAAATTAAAAGGTAATCCCTTTTCTATCAATATGTAAATTATCTTTATGAACGATTGTATTACTCATAAAGATACGAAATTAAAACGCGGAACCAAATGAACCACCCAAAGCACCATTTGCTGCCATAGGACCGAATGACATACCCATGTCTTGTGGTGCCATTTGTTGTTGACCCATATCAGGTCTGGCAGTAGCTACAGGGGCAGGAGGAAAAGTTCCACCTTGCATCTGGCTATTGTCTAAATTATCTGCCTGACTTGGGTGATGCATTGTATGTTGAGATACGCGAACGTTTTGTTTTACATTCTGCTTGGTCTCTTCAGTAGAAGGACCATTCCATAGTTCAACTACGCGGTCAAATAAAATATTTACTTTTAGACCTAACTTTGTTTGAATACTTAACACAATGATTAAGAACGCCAATATTACGTTTGTTAATGTTAAGTTCTCATACTTAAATCCACTGTAAGTTGGGAAATATGTGATAGCGCGATGAATAATGATAGCACCACAGAACATTATTGTCAATTGAATGAAGATTTCCGCTAAAAGTTCTAAAGTTGACTTCTCGGGATCCGCCTCGGGGATGAAACGTTGGACCATTTTATTCAACATTACGATTGGGACTACGCCCATTGATGAATATTGGATTACGTTCAATAATTCGGCTTGTCCCTCCTCCGTTGTAGAAAACACGTGAGATAAAAATGTCTTCTTTGATAAATCTGAGTCGTTTATTATTTCCATTATAGATATATAATTCACGTAGAAAAAGATATTGATGTAATGTTGCTTTAATTTTTATACTTTTATTGGAAACAATATAAAAAATACTTTATAGTATTAGTTGTGTAAGTTATTTACACATAGTGGCACTCCTGGTTTAGCTCAGTTGGTACAGTTTAATTACTGCGATTTAGAGCGCGCGACTGTAGTTGTTGAAAGCATTTATCGTGCGGTCACCTGTTCGAATCAGGTAACCAGGAAAATTATAATAACTTGCACCTTTTATTATAATTTCAAATATTAACATTCGCAATTAACATGACAGCAATCCGTTGTTCGTAAGCAGTATTCAATCTGGTATCCAATAGTGTACCTTGCTACTAATATAGCTATTCGTCTTTTTTGTGTATCTGAATATACAGAGTCGTTTAATTTATTTATAATTCCATGTGTTTTATCAAATACTTTTGTAAATGCGTCTAATATTTTGTCATTTTGTTCTATCTTATCGAATTCATTGATAATTTCTTCAGGTATTTCTTTTTTCAATAATTCCATGTTCTTTACTAATTCTTCATAATGGGTTTCTTTATCTAAACTATATCCTATACAATTATCTTCATAATATAAACATTTATCTTCATATTCGTCTTCTTCTATGACTGCTTCAATATGTTCGTCTTTACTTTCATAACAATCATTACAATAATCACTTATATCTATCTCTGCAGAACAATTACAACATTTCCAAGAATAATATACTTGTGCTGTAATAGTTATTAAATTTTCAATATCACCGCTATCTTGAATACCAAACCAGAATTTCCCTTGAATATCGCCATCGTAAAAACGTCCCATACTTCGTTATCTTGTGTTATGTTAGTAACTTGTTATTATGTAATTATTCAATTTTTGACATACATAGTTTTTTGGAAAAAAGACATAAATATAAATCTGGTATTTTAGTATACATTAATTAGTATGTTGAAGAATGTTGTTGAAATCAATAAGCACAAGAATCGTGACCTTTCGCAGCCTAAACACGAAGAATACCAGTATCTTAACCTTTTGAAGGACATCATAGAAGACGGTTCTATGGAAGAAGGTAGAAATGGAAACACAAAAGCTGTTATTGGTACTGCAATGCACTTCTCATTAGAAAACGGACAAATACCAATTTTAACTACTAAAAAAACCGCTTGGAAAACTTGTCTTAAAGAATTGCTATGGTTTATATCTGGTTCTACTGATGCTAAACTTCTTAGTGACCAAAACGTGCGTATTTGGGATGGTAATACAACAGCTGAGTTTTTAGAATCACGGGGATTATCTCATTACACACCTGGTAGACAAATTGGGCCTTTATATTCAGCACAATGGCGCCACTGGGGAGCTAAATATGAGACTGACCCGGATGCGGATTATACAGGTAAAGGTATAGACCAATTACAAAAGGCTATAGATATGTTAAAAGACCCTAACCAAAGGAACAGTCGTAGAATTATTGTATCTGCTTGGAATGTAGAACAGTTAGACCAAGGAGTATTACCTCCTTGTCATAGTTTTTTTCAGTTCTCAGTTACAGAAGGTAATAAATTAAGTTGTTCTTTACTGGCCAGAAGTCAAGATTGCCCGCTTGGTCAACCATTTAACATATGTTCTTATGCTTTCCTTACGCACGTAATAGCTAAACATTGTGATTTAATACCGCACGAATTTATTTTATTTGGTGGAAATTGTCATATATACGAACCGCATATAGAAGCAATGAAAGAGCAAATTACTCGGGAACCGTATGAATTTCCAACAGTAGAAGTTTTAAATAAACGTGATGATATTAATGATTATGTTCTTGCGGATTTTAAAGTTACTGATTACAAACATCACTCTCAGATAAAGATGGCAATGGTAGCATAACTTCATCTATCTTTGTATCAATATAAGAATAATTTGCGAATTTGGGATTCGGAGACTTTATACGGTGTAGTATAGTTGCGGTACATACTTTTAGTTGTATTCCAGCTTCTGTTACTGTTATATAAGTTTCTCCATCTATTAGTACTTTTCGTGCGTTTTTTGGTATTGTTGGACCATTTTTTTCTCTATTCTTTTGTTTAGTTTCTCTAACCTTTTGTTTAGTTTCTTCGCTATGATGTTTTCCGAAAAAAGGGTTTTTTTCACCTAACCGTTCACTCGCAATAACCGACATTTTTTCTTTTGTTTCCTGAGATGCCTTTTTTCCAAGACGATAAGTATTACCTTTATGCATTTCCGAATATAATCTTTTAACTTCGTCGGTATGTGTTCTTCCATACATACCATTTTTTTCTCCACTTTGCCCCCACCGTTCCTGTCTTTCTTCTTTTGTCATTTTACTAATTTGTTCTTTTTGTGTATTTTTCATCCTTTCTATAATTTGCTCTTTATTTGGGTGATATGTCATTAAATCACCACCACTACTATTATAATGTAAATTGTATAATTTATCTCGTATAGTCAAATCTTCTAAGTAAGAAAGTTCAATATTTTTCGCTTCTTCTTCATTTTCACATTCTTGTAATATTTCATAATCAAAACATTCAGACCCATATTTCTCATATGCTCGTTGCATACGAATATTGCAATGATACCCACCTCTAAGTGTGCTTTTATGTATTCCCCATCTCCTATTTATATTACAACTATATCCAATATAATACTTCCCCTCAGGACACAACGTATTCGAAATTTTATAAACGCCAATGATTGGTTTTCCCATTCTATATATTACTTAAAGATATTTCTTTAAGTAATTAAATTCACATTTTATTTATTAATTCCCTAAATATTTTCTATTTCTGTATTCTGCGTTTTTTCCTTTCTTTTCAAATAAGCTCGTTTATTATATTCTTTTCTTTGTTCGGGTGTTACTTTTGAAACATAATTTGCTTTTTGTTGACATTCTCTTACCTTTTGTTTCACATATTCCTTATTAGCTTCATAATATTTTCTATTCCTTTCAGGAGCAGTATATTTTTTCAAATGTTCTTTCGTAGCACTTAACTCTTGTTTTGTAGCATCTAATTCGTCTTGTAATTGTTTGATTATTTCATCTTTATCCATTTCGTTAGTATACATATATCCGAACATTTATATATTTTTTCGTATTATATATCTTGACATTCACGGTTCATAACAAAAACTTTGAACTATCGAACAATTATGACAAATTCCATAAGGTTTATATTCACTATAATACTGTATATTATGGTTATCTTGAATACATTTTGGTGATTTCCATTTTTTGTTATAATTACTTACATCATATGTAATGTTTGATGCCCAACTTATAAAATATTTTATATCGAAACATTTGTTTACATATTTGTATGTATCTTTTCTCTTATCGCATCTACATACAGGACATGATTTATCCCAATTAGAAATACATTTTTTGTGAAAATAATGACTACATTCCCATTTATTATCTTTATCTTCACCATCCATATTATTGTAACATATTACGCATTCCATTTCGCATTTATTCATTTCGTTATTATACATATATCCGAACATTTATATAATTTCTGATAAAACTTAGTTAAAAACAAGCACTATAACTAATTATATCATAATGAGTGGATCAAATGCCGCCGCAATAAGAAGACGCGTTACAGCACCTCAACAAGCCGTAAATATTAAACCTACGCCACCTCCAGCACCCGTTCAAACACAAGTAAAGGAAAAGCCAACTGGACTAACAATGCAACAATTTATTTCTGCGTTGGATAAGCGTGTAGTTTCATTAGAAGAGACCATAACCAATACTATAAAGGATAGTACCGAACCTACAGTGACTGACGTACTTGACGAGTTTCAATCCAGATTTGAAATGATTGCCACAGAAATATCAGATATTAAAGACGCAATGATGAAACTACAGACATACACTATGGATGTAAACAAGATGTTATTGGAAGAAAGAATTAATATTCTATCTGAAGTAAATCCAAATACAATTTCAAAGTCCAATACAGTAGGTCAAGATACCGACTTAACCAGTGTGGTTAGTATTGGCGCAAATACAATTAATACCGAACACACCAGTGTAGATATGCGTGAAATGGTCGAAGAAGAATTGAATAAAGATACAAACTAAAGGGTATAAACAAAATTTATTTATATGTATAATACTATACTAATACATATAATGTCACGTACCACTTCTCCTATAATGGCAACAATAGAAGAACTACAAGAACAATATTACAAAATTAATAATAAAAACACCTTTTTCAAAAAAAAACAAAAATATGAATGTGCTGAATTAATAACAAACCAAATCGGGATTGACACAATATTGGAAAAATGTATTTACATATTTGACAATAATAAAGTGCATATTGACTACCCAATATTCAAGACATTTGCCAATCCAAATAATTATCATGACATCAGCGTATTTTTAGCTACAACTATTAATAATTGTATAAAAAAACATAAATCGTTTGAAATATTTATCAATCTGGATACACTAACTATATCAGCAGTAGAACGTCATAGACATATAATTATTGGGTTTGCTGAATGTGGCGAACGTAATGGTTACGAAAAATATTTAACAAATATGGAGCTTTTAAATACTCCTTCGTTTATCACAACTACCACATCCATACTTAGTTCTTTTATTTCACCGAAAGTTACCGAACTTGTAAAAATTCATAAAAAGTAAATTGTACCACTACCTCACAGAAATAACTTTATCGTAAAAATACTTATAAAAATAGGACTCTCTATATTATAGAATGTCTGGATTACTTAATTTTTTATTGTTTATTATCGTATTGGTGATATACATCCATATAATTAATCAACTTAAAACAAGCGAAGATTTAGAAGTATATGAAATGGACTATACGACCAATCAATATTTACAAGAGGTGTGTAACATAAAACAGCCGGTATTATTTAATTTTGATAGTATTAATCCTGATTTTTATGAAAAGATTAATTCTGATACATTTACAAATAACGAGAATCATGATGTAAAAGTGAAGGATATTCGCGATTATTACAAAGATGATAGTATTGATTATATTGTATTACCAGCAAGTTCGGCTATAAATTTAATGAAAACCGATACTCGTTCGAATTATTTTACAGAGAACAACGAGGATTTTATTGAAAACGCAGATTTATATCATATTCTTCATTCAAATGACACATTTTTGAAACCACAATTATCCATGATTACCAAATATGATATTTTAACTGGTTCTTCAAAATCAGTCACACCTCTTATATATCATACAGACTTTAGAAAGTTTATATCCGTCCATTCTGGTAAAATCAAAATCAAAATGACTCCTTGGAAAAGTCATAAACACTTGTTACCATATCGTGATTTTGAAAATTATGAATTTCGTTCTCGCATAAACGTATGGAACCCCGACAAAAAACATAAAGGTGACTTCGATAAACTCAAATTTTTAGAATTTGATATAACACCTGGAAACACATTACATATTCCTCCCTATTGGTGGTATAGTATACAATTTAATGATGATTCCGACACAATAGTTACAAGTATGACCTATAATTCTATTATGAATTGCGTAAGCAATTTACCTAATTGGGGGATGTATTATTTACAACAAACTAACACTAAAACCAAAATAACAAAAACTCTTCCAATTGAGATTAATGTCGAAGAGACCGACGATAATAGTAACAAAATAGAAGAACCTTCAGACAAATCGGATGTTGAAATGACACAAGAAATTTAGTAAGAACCCATAAGTAAAAATATTTGTATTATGTAAATGAGTGATAATACAAATCCACAAAATAATGATTTAATAAATGATGAAGAAATGCCGTCTTTATCAGACGCACCTATCACCACCTTTACAGAACTTGTAGAAACTGAAGGAGAGAAACAAAATTCCAATAGTGAATTACCACATCATAAATCTGTAAAATTACCTCATGATAATGATGAAGAAGAACCTATACATGATAATATACCCAAACCATCCGATGAAACTGCCAGTTTAAAAAGTGTTTCATCATATGATGAAATATTAGCATTTTCACCCAATCAACCCAATTTTGATTGGTTCTCTACCAAAGAATATAATATATTCAAAAATCAACTTTATTCATTACGTAAAAACAACAACTTTATTTTGAAAGAAGGTAAAGAATGTAAACGTCTACTTGATTTGAAATTTGAGGATTTGACTTCGATGGTTAATAATATTCAAACATCCGTTATTTTCGTATCGACTATTTCTGGATTTTTCCAAGCCACTAAAACGCAATTCGCTATAAATGTTGACATTATAGCAGTCATATCTATAACCATTTCCACGTACATTTCTCTCATCTTGTCTATTTCAAAATATTACAAATTAGATGAATTAAAGGACCGCATACAAAATCTCAGAGAAAAATATTCATTATTACACAATCGTATTGATTACAGAATGGATGTTCTTGGACCTTGGAATAATAAGCATCTATGGGAACATCAAGACCCTAAAATGAAATTGGCTGAATGGAACGAAGTTGTCAAAAAGATGAAAAGTGATTATAATGAAATCATCAAGACAAAACAAGAACTTACCACTGAGTTTGAGGTTATCATGGATACCATTTCACGAAATAAATATAACAATCTGAATTCGCTTCTTAATTATAAAGACCGAGAACTATTATTTATGCTTCGACAAAAAGAAAATCAACTTGAAAAGCGAATTATGGAATCATCATCCAAGTATCCGTCTCATAAACGTCCATCGATTAGATTACAACACGAAGAGCTTGATAATTGGGCTGACGATGATGATAGTATGGTATAAACTATATAAAAATAAATTATTATATCAATTTATACAATGAGCGAACATAATACACCATTTTATACGATGCCCGAACATAATATACCGAGATTATTTACACCACCTATAATAGAAAATTATACGGATAGTATTAATGACCTCACATTGCCTACACTAAAAGCTATTATCAAAAAACAGCAAGACATTATTGATAACCAATGTAAAATTATCAATAGACACGACGTAGAATTAGATATTTTGAATACATCTTTACAAGAAATTAGACTTATATTGAATGGACGTCAATTCATGAATCGAAGTGTATCATTTGAATCTAACGAACCAGTTGTTGAATCTACTATTTAGTATCATGTAAAATAATATGATACTAATTATGCTATTAAATTTTTATCAATAACGGTTTCTTTCAGAATATTGTTGATAATTTTATTTTCAAACTTTTCGTCCTCTTCTTTTCCATATCCGCCCAACGATGCTTTTGAGTATTCAAAGAACTTGTCGCATTCGGGTGTATCTAATATATCATATTTTGGATTTTCAGCTATCCATGGATGCACTTGAGCTTTATTCTTATTAGCTACAATACGAACTGCCTTTCTTAGATGCTTTTTAGTTTCGTCTTCCTTCGCCCATACATCGGAATCTTTTACATATACAATTTCACGTTTTAGGTCCGTACAATGAATGGGACGTACATGAGGATGCATATCACGTATACGTTCTAACATGATGTCTGATATTCCCCTCACATACCCTACTTCTCCTGTTTTGATAAAATCATTTACGGTTAGTTCTATTGATTGAATGAAATCATTTAGGTTTATAGCATCTTTACATGTCTCATTCAAGTATACATTTAAGTTGAACCTGTTATTCGTCGTATTATTTATGGTATTGTTCGTAGTATTACCTGAATTCTTTGATAATTCTATGATTGTATCTTGTTGTTCTGTCATCCGCTTGTGTTGTTCTATCATTAATTCTTTGAATTCTTGGTTCTGTTTCAATAACTCTATTACCAATGATGAATCCAATGGGGGTGTGACTGAGTCTACTTGGACGGAAGGAGAATTGTTTATGTCTTTAGTGTATTCTTCATTTAGTTTATCACAAGTCTTCTTATGATAATGCAACCCTTGTCTATATTTATACTGTTTTCCGCATTCACATGAAAATATGGGTAAAGTTGAGGTATTTTTGTCATTATTTGTCATTTTAATATGTTTTGCTGTAAGTAAATGTCTGTTGTAATCTCTTTTATTACTGCAAGAAAAGTTACATAATTCACATATATATGTTAATGGGTTTTTATTGGGTAGATTTGTCATTATTGTCACTATTAATAATAGTGACAAAAAAACCTCTAAATACTTTCCGAGTTAATATACTTAAAAATTTTATGCAACTAAATATTCTACCATAAATTTAAAAAATACTGCAATATCCTCATAAAAAGCGATTTTAGAAAAGTATTATTTCAAAACTATCTCGGCTAAAACGTTTTTGGACATTTTTAAAATGTCCATTTTTTCAAATCGTAGCCATTTCTTTTTTGTGTTTATTTAGCGTAAAATTATTTAATTAGTAATAGATATTTCGTGTAATGGGGTATTCGTAGTATTTACAAGATTCTTAGTAATATATATAATTTGCTTGTTCTGTTCTATCAACATTTCACGTAGCTCTTTATTATCTTTCATTAATTCTGCTATAAAATTTGCGTCTATTTGATGAGTGGCTGACTCAGATTCAGTGTCTATAATAGGTTGCGTATTTGAGTTATTACATTGCTTCTTATGATACCATAAGCTATTTCGGGCGTTATATACCTTACCACAATCGCATACATATTCAGTTGCGTTTTTACGTTGATTTGACGTTATATTTTTATGTTTTACGGTCGTTATATGTCTGTTATAATCACTTTGTTTATTGCATTTATAATTACATTTTTCACATTCAAATTTTGTAATAGAATTAGGTGTATTTTCTTGTTCCTGTTCCTGTTCCTGTTCCTGTTCCTGTTCCTGTTCCTGTTCCTGTTCCTGTTCTAATTTAAGATGCCTTGGTCGTTTATTATGTTCTTCTTGTAATTTGCGTGTATTGAAATACACCCTACACGAAGAACAATATAAAACTTCTCTTTTCGCCCTTGCTACAACTTCTTTTTTCGGTTTTCGTGGAGGAGAAGGCTCAATGCTGTTTAGTGTAGCTTTGTATTCTTCAAAATAATGCTGTTCTTGTTTCTTCGCAGAATACAAATCCTCACAATTATGAAATGCTATTATTTCCATAGTCCAATTATCCCAACCCATATTGTCACGTATAGTTTCGTACACTTTACAATTATAGTTCACCGATTTTGGATTTATACAGCCTTGTTTGTGTGCGTATTTTCTCTGGACGAAGTTAGTAGTATGCCCTATATATAGGTCAGTTACAGATGTGTCGTTACACAAAATCTTATAGAATATAGTATTAGAATAATCAATCTTAACCTTAGGCATCTTATATTAAGTTTATATGTAAATCTTTATGTTATTTCAATAATAAGATAAATTATTTAATTCGTAATAGAAGTATCTTTATTGATAGTAACTTCTCTGAGTACATTCTTCATTACCTTATCTTCAAATAATTTGGTTTCCTCTTTTCCACAACCTCCAAGCGATGATTCTGAATATTTAAAAAACTTTTCGTAATTTTCCGTTCCCATTATACCCACATCAGGTGTTGAATCATACCATATTGGACGCATTCGTTCGTTCTTGTTAGCCACTCCTTTAACTGCCTTACGTAATTTCACCTTGTCCTCATCTTTTTCCCATTTATCGTCATCTTTGATATATACAGTTTCACGCTTCAAATCCGTACAATGAAGTGGGCGATCGTGAATTTCCATTTCATTTATACGTTCTACGATGATATTTGAAATGCCATCTATGAATCCACGTTCTCCGGTTTCTATGAAATCCTGTATGGATATATTGATGGATTTTACAAAGTCCTTTAACGTCATTGCGTTCTTGCATTTT